ATCGTGGCGGCTGCGGCGGCTCCGGTCGTCTCCAGCATCAGCACGGGGACGGCGCTGCCGGTCATTTCGTGGCAGAGCGCGAAGCAGACCGGCTATCAGGTGCGCGTGAGAAGCGCGGCGGGGCAGACAGTCTATGACTCGGGCGTTCTGCCGGGCTCAGAGCAGAGCCACAAGGTGACGACGTATCTTCCCGATGGCGCGTATATCGCGGCGGTCACGATCTGGAACGAATACGCCATTGAGAGCGCCGAGGGCACGAAGAGCTTCACCGTCGCGGCTCCCGCGCTGGCAGCCGCGCAGATCTGCGCAGGCGGCGTGAAGGGCGGCGTGCGGGTGCGCGTGACATACTGCCCGGCAGCGTCGCGCGTTGTGCTGCTGCGCGATGGCATTGCGGTTCTGGCAGGACTGCCGACGGACGCGGTTTTATACGACTGGGGCGCGGGCACGGGGACGCATGAATACCGGCTGCGCTCCGAGACGGAGGAGAGCTTTTCTGAGTCTGACAGCTGCTGGGCATCGCCAGAGATCGACTGCGCGATTCTTTCCGCGGCAGACGCGCCCGGCGAACAGATCAAGCTGCGCATCAGCCGGGACGCGCCGCCTGAACACAGCGACAGTTTATCTCTGGAGGTGACGCAGCGGACGTTTCAGGGCAGGGCGCTGCCGGTAGCAGAGTTTACCGGGCGCAGGACGCACACGCACCGGCACACATTCAGCCTCCGCCGGGCGGAAGAGCTGAAGCAGCTCTTACTGCTGATTCTGGCGGAGAAGACGCTTTTGTACCGGGACCTGTTCGGCAGGCGGTATTTCTGCATCGCGGCGTCTTTGCCGGTGAGCTATGACAGGCATTCCAGCGACTTCACCTTAGAGCTGGAAGAGGTCGACTACAAGGAGGGCGCGGTATGATTTCGCTGGCAACAAACGGCTATACCGCCGCGCAGGTGCGCAGGGCGCTTCACGCCGAGCGCGGGGCGCGGGAGGTCTTTTATAAGTTCGAACGGCTGAACGCCGACAAAGTGCCGCTGGGGCTTCTGGATGCGGTGGACGGCTCGATCAGTCTGGACTACAACGCGGACATCATGCGCACGGGGCGCTTCACGATCCGCGACGATCCGCGCGTCGACTGGCAGGCAGAGCTGCTGCGGGTGTGGTTTTCGTGCATCATGCCGAACGGCGGCGAAGCGGCCTGGCCGCTGGGGCTGTTTTATATGCCGACGGCTCCGAAGCGCGGGAGCGTTCACGTTTACAGAGAGGTTGAGGCATACGACACGACGACGATCCTCTGGGACGATCAGGTGAGAACGCGATACCGCATCGCGCGGGGGACAAAGTACACGCAGGCGCTGAGCGGGCTATTCTCAAGCGTGGGCGTACATGACGCGATCATCGAGCCGTCGGAGTCGGTGACGCAGACGGCGCTGGAATGGGACGCGGGAACGCCGAAGGGCGAAATTGTGCAGCAGCTGCTGACCGCCGACAACTATGAGCCGCTGATGGCAGACGCTTGGGGCAGGTGGATGTGCCGCAAGTACAAAGACCCGCGGGCGAGAAGCGCGGAATACAGCTACGAAGCGAACGAGCTGAGCGTGCTGCTGCCCGATCAGACGGTGGAAGAGGATATTTTCCGGATTCCGAATGTGTTTGTCGGCGTGGTATCGCGCCCAGACCGGCCTGCGATGAGCTTTTCGTGTGAGATCACAGACCCGAAAAGCCCGCTGGCGGCGGTGAACCGCGGCGGGCGTCATGTGACCGAGACGAAGATCTATGAGGACGCGGCTTCGGCTATCGCGCTGGAGGCAGAGGTACGCCGAAGGGCGGGACGGGCGACGAGCTTTATATCGAGCCTGAAATTTCAGACAGCGCCCATGCCGCACCACGCGGCGGGGGATATTTTATGGCTGGACGCGGGAGCCGTGCGCGGGAAGTATCAGGAAACGAAATGGACGCTCGACCTTCGCGCGGGCGGACAGATGACGCATGAGGCGCAGAAGGAGGGCATTTTATGATTCCGCAGGATCTGTTTCAGAAGGAAAAGCAGGAGCCGGTACGGGCGCAGCTGGCGACCGTGACGCAGGTCACGGAGGACGGCGTGATGCTGCTCATCGACGGGGAGAACGACGCGGGGCAGACCGCGTGCCGGTATCTGTCCAGCTACAGCCCGAAGCCGGGCGACCGGGTATATTTTCAGCGCGTCGGTGGGGCGATGCTGGTGATGGGGAGCGTGATTTGAGATGGTGACGCACGAATTAACAGTATTTCCGGATGGGCGCGTGGACGGCGCGGTCTGCGTCCGGGAGGGGGACTACAAGAGCCATACGCTGCATTTTGTGTTTGCAGAAGGCTTGCGCGCGGCGAGCGCGAAGCTGATGGTCTGGGCGGCGGGCGCGGAAAAGCCGACTGTCTACGACACAGCGAAGGGTGACGGAAGCTGCACGGAGCTGGACGCGGCGTTTACGCCGGTTCTCTGGCAGAGCGTCGGACGGACGCGGCTTCAGCTGGAGCTTCTGGGAAGCGACGGAAGCGTCATCTGGCAGAGCCGGAGGTTTACGGCGGCGGTGGAGGAAGGCGTGCCGGGAGAGGCGCAGCCGCCAGGAACAGATACGTCGGACGCGACGACGCAGCCGGAGGATGTGGCATCAGGAAAGGTGTTTTACGGCGCGGACGGGCGGCAGGTTGGAACAAATCTGCTGGCGGCGGTCTGCCCCGTCGCAGAAAAGGACGCAGCAGCAATCGTCAATACACTGCAATTTCCAAACTGGGGCAACACATATGCGTACTACACGCAAGCGGTCGGAGCAGACACAAAAAGGTATCTGCTGTTTCCATATACGCCCGGAATTGTGGATGATGACAAGACCATGACGTTTGACAGCGTGCTATGCATTCGCATCGGGATGCTGTGGAGCCGGGCTTTCAAAAGTACGATCATGCTCGACGGTATGGAGATCGAGGGGGAAATGCAGACACAGACAATGTATGGATTGACCATAGCGCAGCTGCTTTCGGTGGCTGAAACGCATGAGCTGATTCTGCCGGGGCGGAACGGAAAAGATTATACCTTCACAATCATTCCCTATGACGTGACGAAAACGCAATAAAAAACCCGCATCCGGGATGGACGCGGGCGGGAAAATTGACAATATTTGCGGCGCATGATACAATGGGGACGCGCCCGGAAACGGGCGCGGGCGCTGTTGCATACGGCGGTCAGTCACTTCCCTGAAAAGGGGGTGATGCTGATGGGGCGCAGACGATGGACGAGAGTCCTTCGCGGTCTGCTTCGGCTGGCGATGATAATACTTATCATGCTGACGCTATCCCAGAAGGTTTGTTGACCGCCCGGAAGGCACCCGAGCGGTCAACGACTGATTTCTTAAGTTGATTGTTCCGGACTGACTGCCGCGGCAGCGTCCTCATAAGTTCATTATAGCGCTCCGCTGCGGATTGTCAAGGCAGCGGGGCGCTTTTATACGCAAAAAGAAAGGAAGAATTGCATGGAAAACAATATTCTGGTGAACATCAAGGCGTGGATCACGGCGGCGCTGGCGGTGCTGACGGCGTTCTGGGGCTGGTTCGGCTGGCTGGTCGTGGCGTGGGTATTTCTCATGCTCGCAGACTGGCTGGTCGGCTCTGCAGCGGCTGCGAAGCGTGGGGAGTGGTCGAGCGCAAAGCTGCGAGAAGGCGCATGGCACAAGGGCGGCATGATCGTGATTGTCATTGTGGCGGTCATGGCGGACTGGGTGATCGGCATGATCTTGAGCAATGTGCCGGGCGTCGTGCTGCCGTTTGAGTACACGACGCTCATCGGGCCGCTGGTTGTGATCTGGTACATCATCGGGGAGCTGGGAAGTTTAGCGGAGCATGGCGTGAGTCTGGGCGCGAAAGTCCCTGCGTGGCTGGTGAAGCTGCTGGCGGCCGGCAAGAAAGCGGTCGACGATGCGGGCGGCAAGATGGCAGGTGATGCGCAGGAGACAGAGGACGATGCGCAGGAGACGGAGGACGATGTGCAGGAGGTCGAGGACGTATGAGCATCAGAATCGGCCAGGCAAGCCTCGGAGAGACGGGCGGACGCGGGCAGCAGCCGGGCAACCAGAACGGGCGGGAACTGAACTTCTCCAACTGGTATAATGGTTACTGGCTGGGTATCCTGCGCTTCAAGAACGCGCAGGAGGCTGAGAAAGCCGCGCAGGCGTGCGAGGACGGCGTAAGGAACAAGAACATCGGCTATGACATGGACGGGCGGAACACGGCGTACAAAGCCGCTGAGACGGTCGACTTCGACCTCAGCAGAATCGATACGCCCGTGGAGACGGATTGCAGCGCGTTTATGATGCTCTGCGCCGTTTCTGGCGGCGTCGAGGAGCTGAAGGAGCTTTTCAGGAAGTTCGGCAACAGCTGCACGACGTACTGCATGATGCACGACTGGCCGAAGACCGGTCACTTCGAGCTTCTGACGGGCGGGAAGTACCTCTGCTCCGACGAGTATCTGCGCCGGGGCGATATTCTGGTATCGTCCGGGCACACAGTCATGGCGCTTGCAAACGGCGCGAAAGCGTATCAGGATGAGACGCGGCAGATTATTGTGGACGGCACGATCAAGACCGTGCGCGGGCAGCTGGTGGGCGGACAGAACCGCATCATGCTCGCGGATCTTCTCGCCGCCTGCGGCATTTCGACGGGCGATCTTGTCGGGCTGCGGCAGTTCTGCGAGGCGTTCGGCTTCGAGGTCGGGAACAACGGTTCGACTGCGATCATCCGCACGAAATAAGAAACGCCCTCCTGCGCAATGTGCGTGGGAGGGCGTTTTTCATGACAAATTTCATGACAAAAATCGCTTTTACGGGGCTAAAAAAGCGCGCCAGAAGGTAAAAACTGTTTTCCGTTTTGGCAACCGGGAAAAGGGCGAAAAGGCGTTGATACGCAAGGAAAAACCCGCAAT